CCATTCTTGATGAGATCAATGAGTGGTATTCGGCGCGCGGCTCTACAAAGGAAGAGAACCGTATTCGCGAGATTCTGTTCTACGATCTCGTTTACAGTCGCCATGTGTGTTCGCTCCATGGCCAGTCCACCACTGTGGTTCAGTGGCAGAAATCATTGCCATCTGGACACTTTCTCACTTCCACTGTGAATTCTATCCTTTCCATGTCTTGTATTGCCTCGGCATACATTGCAACCGTCGGAGATCCCATGACTTTTTGGGACAATGCGGCTGTTGTCACACAGGGTGATGACAACGTCGTGTCAGCAAGCGACAGTGTGGTTGATAGATTCAATCAAGTCACTGTATCGGAACACATTGCCAAAGAATTCGGCATGGTGTATACTGCTGGACGCAAGGGTGAAGAATTGACACCAACAGTCGGCATTGATAAGGTGGTTTTTCTCCAGAGAACTTTTGGAGAGAAGGAGGGGTACACGACGTGCCCTATTCGGCCTGAGTCTTTCTTACACAGTTTGTACTACACCAAGAAAGGTTCGGAACGCTATGTGAGGGAAGTACTGAAAGATGGCTTGGAGAGGGCACTCGAAGAGCTTGCTCTATATCCAGAAGAAGACTGGAACAAGGTGGCTCCTCGCATTTGCGAGGCGATGGCTGAGATTAGTGAAGTTCCCCAATTGTCGGTCTCTGACTCTCGGATGTACTTCGAGCAGGTCAGGAATCGTGTTCCAGATTTTATCTGAGCACTAGTCACACAAATACGGATATGTATGAGGACAAAGCATGGATGATTATGAATCTACATGTCGACAGGGTGTGACTTGGAGTTGTTGGCATTTTGCCTTACTACTCAGGTGCAACTTAAACCAACCAGAGATGACATCCTTGGTCGTGTGTGGTTGGACAGCCCCCACGATGACGTAAATTGTCACCGAACTCAAATCAATCTAATAATGTTAGAGATGGCGAGGAGCAGTGTTCCACACTTGAATCTTCTTTGGCTCTTAAGGGAACCGAAGATCATCCAATTGGAGTGACCACATTCTCTAATGAGGCTTGTGAATCAACTGAGGTTGTTGAAAATTACTTTCATGATGATCAACTTCAGCCTCAGG